ATCAGATCCTCAACGTATTCTTCAAACTCTTCAAGGTCTTTCATTAACAATTCTTCTGCTTGATGTTGCGATATCTTCATGCCTTCGACCACGTTTTTAGTGGTGCCGTAGCCTATGGTAAGAACGTTAGCAGAACAACGATAGCTTTCTAACTCACAGCCTTCGAAGTGTTTTATTAGATCTATACCTTCTTGCGATGTTTTCATTTTGTCTCCTTGGTTGTAACTTTTCTGTAGTACACAACGACCTCTTTGAGCTCGTTAATGTAGCGTTTAAGTTCTTGCATATTGTAGGACATGAGTTCGTAGTCGGGTATAGACATAGCGACAAAAACAATTCTGCCTTCTTCTTTCTTCAACCTATCCAAGAACTCATCTATGTTTTTTTCAGATACCACATACCAATACGGTTCTTTTAAGTCTATGCCTCTAGGCAACATAGGCTGCGCTATCTGTCTATCTAACGGTTTAGATATGACGTCTACTTGTTTAGGAATCAGGCTGCAACTGTAGACCGTCATCAAGACGATCAATGCTACGGCTGTCTGCTTCAATACTGTCGAATACATCTTTAGTGCCATTGTTTACTCTAGTTTCTATAAGTCCAGGTTTAGCTGCGGCTAGTTTACTTAGATTGTGTCGTTTAAAGATATCTAGGTATCTAGACATCTCTGCTTCTATTTCTTGATTGCGTGACTGTATGGCTAGTAGCCCTTCGGTCTGCACCTTAAAATCATTTTGCAAAGATTCTATCGCAGCTTTTTGTTCTTGATCTCTTAGTTCAAAAGCTTGATTAAGAGATGCGAGCTGTGAGTTTTGTGACCATAAAAAATACAAGGCTATGCTTAATACTGCAACAACGCCTAGTAATATTTTACTCATTAAGAATAACTTGTTCGTTTTCTTCTATTAGACATGACAGCTCCGCAACCTCTGTTTAACTTAGTTACTATGCCGCCATCTTTCTTTTTGACAATAGTTTTGACGTTAGTGGGTTTGCCCCCTGGATTGCCAGCTGCTCTTTTTCTAGCTACCGCAGATCTTATTTGGCTCTTAGTCATAGACTTTGCTTTTGATCTCGGCACGCACTTAGGATATTTTCTTTTGCTTTTAGATGCAGATTTACGTCCACAAGCTTGAAACTTACCCTTCTTTTTTGGCGCACCGATATCAACCCAATCTCCTTTGGGACCTTTGCCAAACCATTCTGTTAATCCGCCTTTAGGCTTTGCCATGTTTTTTCCTAATTGCTTGTTTACCAGCTTTTGCTATTTTAGCTTGTTCTTTCTTTCCTGCAACTTTTGCTCGTTGTTCCATGACAGTGAGTATTTGTATCTTTCTAGCGAAAGGTTTTCTAATTTTCTTAACTTTGGCTACGGTTGCTCTAGCGTCAGCTGGTGTGGCGTACTTTATGCGTACGGTATCTTTGGGATTCTCGTCTGTATAAAGACGTCTACCGCTACCTTTTGGCTTCTTGCCAGTCCCTTTTTTAGGATCTTTTCTTTTTCTATTCGTCAATGTGATAATTTAATGTTAGTTCTTCGCCCTCTAATATATCCCTTAACGTTACTAGATTATATATTCTATAGTCATCCCAATCTAATCTTTCTTCTAATTCACAGTTGGGATCGTCAGAGTGATTTACAAAACCACCGAGAGGAGTTCTTATGTAGCCATTCAAGATAGGCACTTTTATGTGCGTCATGCCTAAATCGTAGTCTTCTTCTATGTATTCTTTAGCGAATACGCCAGAGCCTTCAATATCGCTTTCGCCTATTTGTAAAAAATCAGGCAAAGGTTTGTAATAAAACTTATTATACTGACTCATGTTATTGAGTTATGTAGAGTTTTATCTGTATCCGCCGCCGCGTTTTTTGTATGTTCTAACTAACCAAGCGTTGGCATATGCTGACGGATAAACTTTAAATTTACGCTTAGCTTCTGCTTTTACCCTTGCATATAAAGATGGATTAGTTGGTGTTGCACCTTTCTTTTTAGTTGTGCTTTTTTTTCTTTTAGTTGCGCTACCACCTTTTTTTAATTTAAGAGCAGCTAGTTTTTTTGCTTGTCTAGCATGAGTATTACTAGCTTTTTTTAAATCTCTTGATACTTTTTTAACAGTTCTCTTTACATTTCTTTTAATTGCCATTTAACACTTCCATCGTCTTCTTGCTTGTCTCAACCTAGAATTAGGATTTTTTGCTGCTTTAGGGAACTTCTTCATTTGTCCAGCAGATCTAGCGCAAAAAGATTTACGTCTTTTCGCTGCCTTACTACCTTTCTTGACTTTCCCCGTGACAGCAGTTTTTAACTTACTACCAGGATTTAACTTACGATAAGCTTTAACACCAGCCTTAGTCATGCCAGCTCCCGACTTAGTTGGTCGGAAGTTCTTTTTATTTCTAGGCGGCATCTTGCCTTTTTTTCTAGTAGTCTTAGCCATTTGTGATCTTGTTATCGCCATAATATTATTACACAAAAACTGAAGTTGTAGTCTTGTTTGAAGTTACAGTAACAGAACCTACAGATCCAACAGCTTCTCTAACTCTTGATCCTATACTGCCATCAACTTCTAAAGTCATGGTTATATCGTGCCAAGCTGTGCCGTTCCATATTTGTAATTTATTTATGGTGGTGTTGAAAATAATACTACCAGCGTTAAATATTGTTTGATTTCTTCTCTCGGTAGAAAACTGGTCAGTATTGCTTGGATCAAACTCACCTAAATTAAGTTCTAATATTCTGGTTAATCTATTAAAAGAATCAGATGTTACTTGTGTTTCTAACGATACAGGCAGTCTTGTCTGTAATAGTTTAGCCATTACTGACGTCCATCTAATCTAATATCATAACGAGTAGATCCTAATCGCCAGCCAACACCGATGTTACCGCTATTTCCATCATTAGACGCTAAACGTAAAACAAACTGTCTACCTCTAGCTCTTATGTGATTTTGTTTTGTAGATGGAGTTACATTAGCTGTAGAGGCAGTTGTTAAACTATCTCCAGGGAAGTTTCTAACCTTAGTTATTAAATTAACATTTGAATTAGAATCGTTATCTAAAAATTTTATATCTGGAATAACTCTTCGCAAGAAAGCAAATTTATCTCCATCAGTTAAATCCATGTCAGCGGATTCTATAAACACATTAGTCATTTCAGATCCGTCATCATCAAAACCTATTTCGTGCTGATAAATATAACCTCCGCCTGCTGCTTGCGGATAGTTTTCTATGTTTGAATCTAACCAAGCAGTTCTTGATAGTTGTCCGTAGTACCAAACTTGTTCTGCGTAATTATAAATAACGTATCTATCAACCTCAGTGGCACTAGCGGATGGATAAAACCATCCTACTTCAGAATGTTCGTTATTAGTAAAAGCATGTATTTTAAAAGCTTGATCACTATTTAAATCACTGAATACATAGTTTCTAACTGTGCAAGGTATTTGTTGCACCGTTCCATTGTATAAGTAAAAAGCATCGTAACTCATAAAGAATACACCACCTGGCGCTGTTACTGCGGCGTTTGGACCTAATAAACCCGTTGATTCGTTTATTAAGTTAAGACCAAAAGTAAACGGCGGGCCTATGAATTGCATGCTATATAAAGATGTATCAGTAAATACCATAATCTCTTGTCTTGACTTAACCGCACCAATTATTTGTGAACCAGATGATAAACGTAAATCTCCAGCAGAGTTTGTGCTTAAGGCTTCAAATTGCAAAGGATCTTCTTGATCGCTGAACGCTATTAACATGGGATCAACTTCTCCTGTTCTTGTGCCATCTGAGCCTATTGGATCAGCGCCCAATACAATTAAGTGTCTATCTGTTTCCGAAGTTAATACTTGAAGTGCTTTTGTTGGAACTAAATTAGCTCCAGTAGCTGTTGATAATAAACTTGCTCTGGTTGTTGTGCCATCGTTTTCTACCCAACGAAACAATCCGCCGTTTCTAATGTTTAACATTAAGTCTTCACCGTAATTGTCGTGTTGCCATATTCTTAAATTAGCTATGGCAGATTGTATACCTGTGCCCGCTGCTTGACCCCAACCGTTAAAATCGTTGGCTGAACTAGCGTTACCTGTAACTAATTGCACGGTAGCTCCATCGCTATGCGCTGCTGCGGTTGTTCCGCTTACTCCTCTTGTGCAACTGCTCAAAGTATGAGTGGACACGGTACCTATTGTTATAAGTTCGCTACCAATTAATATAGTATCGCCATCAGCAAACCCAGTGCCATCAGTTAGCACTATGGTTGTATCAGAATCCGATATACCGCCAGAGTCATTTAAAGTTGTTGTTAGAGCTCCGTCTGTAGTACCGCCCCAAAGACCTGCTCCCCAACCAGTAGAACTTACCACCACATCTAGTCCAGTGTTTATTTGATATACAAAATCTGTTGCAGAGCCACCATTACTAGTATCACTGCTATTAGCTGTAACGGTATTGCCGCTCGTATCTTTAGCAACTATCGTGTATTTATTACCGTCTATTATGGATGCTATTTGATACTCTTGATTTAAAACGGCAGCTGTAATGTTTCCATTTCCACTTCCATTGTCTAAAGCAACAGCCCCAGAAATAGTAACAAAATCATTTAACACAGCTCCATGAGCATCGTCTGTTACTGTGATTGTTGAGGAACCATCAGCGGCGGCAAAAGCGTTATTAGTATTGCTGTTAGTTAATCTGATTGGTGTAATATCAGCATAAGCACCGCTATTTTCTGATATGTAATATTTAAAATGCGTACCAATACCTAAGTATTTAGTACCCGATAAAGATATCCAATTATGTAAAGCTCTAGCTGTTCCTTGGTAAAGTGTGCTAATGGCTTTTTGCCAGCCACCAAATTTTTCTGGATGCCCCATGCGAAAGCGCACTAAATTACAATCAAACCACCCGCCTTCGTTATCATAAGCAGTTCCTTCTCTATTAATGCCAGGGTTAAATGTAGTCTTTTGTAAAGGCATAAAATATCTTTTTAATTATCAGCAAATAATACCGATTAACCATTCCCCTGTCTAATGACGATGGTTGAATCGCTGCCGCCGTTGACTTTTACCTCGTTTACCACGCCGTCTTGTTCCAGTACGACGGTGTAACTGTTGCCGCTATCTATGTTTATAGCTGC